AGAGCTCTGTATTCGGTATTCAAGGGCAAGCCCAACAGGCGTTTGCTTGATGGAACAATACGCACAATGCTGGAAAGTTTCGGGGAGAGCATCACCATCTGGCTTGCCAGGCGAAACACCAGGGCGGCTTGGTCGCGGCTCATGGCACCGCTCACCAAGCCCGCGTTTAACTTGGCTTCCGGCCCGACAAGGTGCGCCAACAGCAGGCCAGCAATCAGGCCAGTTTTCCCATTCTTGCGGGCAATACTCAAATAAGCGCGGCGCGTGCCGTGCGGATTTTCGTAAATGTCCCGGATAAACTTCTTCTGGAAATCAGCCAGGATTAACGGCTTGCCAACTAATGCGCCGTCAGGAATCAAGCAATGGCGCTCTATGAACGCGATAACCTTGGCGGCTCTAGTCATGAACTAGCTCGCAGGCGCGTGCGTGACGTTGAATGATGCAAAAATCAAAGTGCAAGATTGCACTCTGCTCGCAGGCGCGTGCGTGACGTTGAATGAAACAGTAGCCCGAAATTTTACGGGCTACTACCTCGCAGGCGCGTGTCGTCATTTGATTAATTTCAACGTAGGAATCAAATCATCCTCTTCGCTTTCGGCGGCGCGTTCATTGGCCAGTGCCTTGGCACCGTCAGCAGATCGGCCCACAGTAGCTTGGGCATGTACGTGTAGCACCCTGGCCAGCGATACGACACGCTTGCTCAATGTTTCCAGCATCACAGCCTTCTGATTGATCTTGCCCTCTAGCACGTAGCCTTCTGCATCAATGTCGGCTTGTAGCTTTTCAATGTCAGCTTGGGCGCGTGCCATCGTTGCGGCGGTCGTCAGGTCGGAGGCTGTCCAGGTATCGCGGGCGCGTGATTTAACAACAGCATCCCAGAATGGCCGGTCGCCATCACGCAGCGTAATATGCGCCGGAGGATTCAGCGGCCCCAATGCGGCAGACTGCGCAGCAACTACGGCAGCGGCGGCAGAATCAGAGCGGCGGCGTTTTGCGACTACTTTCATCTTTTGGGCTCCAGTTGCCTATTTTTTAGGCAGATTGTTGCAGTTAGCGGAAAATGACGTGTAACCGGTCGGTTTGTGACTGTCGGTTGCTGGCGATTTTTCCTTATTCCACGGATGGTCGCGGTCTAACGGCATTCCATTTGCATCGCATCCCATGTAGACGTTGTGTCCCATGTCCCGCATGGTTTGCTTCGAGTGACAGGGTTTGCACAATGGCTGAAGCGACTCCAGGCTGTTATCGCTTGGCCCGTTGCGGTGATCGACTTCCGTCGCCGGTACGATCAGGCCGCGTGCTTGGCAATGCCGACACAATGGCTCACCACGCAACACTGAGGCCCGTAGCTTGCGCCATGGTGCGCCATCAAGGGCAAGGGTGCGGCCATTGGCTTGCTGCTTATCCTTGAGGCTTCTAGCGGCTTTCATGCTGCCGCCAATTTGGGCAGGTTTTCCAACTGGCGAACCTCGTCGACGGTCATCCAGCCATCACCGATAGCGGCATGATAGAAGTCTGCTCGGGTCTTCGAGTCACCACGCAGCAAGCCCTCAAGGCCATACTCGGCAAAGTAGATACGGCGTCCGGCTTCGGTCAGTAGTTGGCGGCTAATCGCCTGCTCCCATGCCAACAGGTGACGGCGTAGGCTCAAGGTAATGAATTGCCGGAACAGTTCGGAGGTGTTGGAGTAGTTGCCGTGTCGGAGGTCGCCAACAATGGTTGGTGGAACGCGGAACAGTCGGCAGACTTCCTCGGTGCTGAACTGCCTACTGGCGATCCATTCTGCGTCCTCAAGGGTCATGCTAACGGTCTGGTAGTCCAAGCCCTCATCAAGTACCGGGGTGCCGCCTGCTCGGTATTGCTTCCAGCTTTGCGCTAGTGCTTTGCGCTGCTCTGGATTCAGTCGGCCCGGTGCCTTGAGTACGCCTAGCAGCTTCGCACCATTCTGGAATGTCTCGTTGCCGTGATTGCGTTCAGCCAGGGCCAGTTCGATGACTTCCTTGCTGCGGGCAATCGGGCTGATACCAACAATGCCGTCATCAGAGCGGTGACGGAGGTGGAATACATCTTCCTGAATCAGCTTCTCGGTCTTCTCATTCGTCCCGACTTCATACCCCAGCCGGCCATTGTCCAATTCAAGGACGCGAACGCGGTCGGGGTGAAGGGGGATTAACTGTTTGACCTGGCCATCCGCACCGCGAATGACTCGGGCGAAGGCGTTGCCACGTAACAGCATGGCGGCGGTCATCATTTCACGAAATTCCAGGGCGCTCTGGCGTTCGTTAGGCGCGTCATGTAGCACGCGTGCCAGTGAATGCTCGGTGTTGCGCTCCCGGCCCTCTGGCGTGCGTTTGTAGAGGTGTAAGGGCAGGCTGCCGATGGTTTCACTGATTGCCGACACGCAGGCGCTCACGGTCGATAGCGTTTCAGCGGCTTGCGGTGTCACTGCGCCAGTGCGCAGGGCGTTGAAGTTGTCCCAGTAGTTGTCGCCATTGTTGGATCGTTTCTCAAAGCCGATGGCAGCAAGGGTGCGGGTAATCAAATTCATACGGTTTCCAGCCATTGGCGATTCAGATCAACGAAGCCTTGGGTCATCGGTCGATTGCGTTTTGCAACTGAGGTGTCAGGGTAGGCCGGCTGTGCGGTGATGGTGATTTCGCCCAAATCCAAGGCGCTCAATGTGCGGATTGATTGGCCGTTGGTTTCTTCCCAAAGCTCGCCACCAGGCCGGACACTGAAGGCAAATGAGCAACCAGCCACGTCGCCACGTTGGACAAGGGCTGATAAATCCCTGGCATAAGAGGTATCAGGCAGATCAAGCTCAAATCGAAGGCCGGTGTCATCTTCTTCCAGTCGCAGGGTGCCTGAACCGACACGGCCCAGGACTTGATCAGCGTTGTGATTGTTCAAGGCCACAACATGGGCGCTATCAGCCAGGGTGCGTTTGAAGGCGCCCGGCTTGATGACTTCCCGAAATCCGCCCAGGTCATGCGACGGTGCGTTAAACACAGCGGCATAGCCCACCAATTTACCGTTTGAGGTTTGCAGGCTTTGACCGGAGCGGGTTTCGAGAGTCATCATTGCCCCTTAGATGGCGATGTCTTCAATAACCATGAACGCTTCGTCGCGGCGCGGCACCATGTCCATCGTCGTCAGAATGCGAACCTGAACGGCACCGCGGCTATACGGCCCCTCGGCGTATGGGTTCGCCAACACATCCACGCTGCCCCAAGTGCCGATGAGCATTTCGGTGAAGTCACCCAAGATCACGCGGCCTTTGTTTGGGGTGCCGATTTTGATTTCCAGTTGGTTGGTTACAGCAACTGGCAGGCCGGCCATTTGGCCGTTTTCCATCAAGTAGCCGGGGAGGCCGGTGGTTTTCAGGGTAGAGCGCAGCTTCTTCTCGGCGTAAGGATGGGTAATCCATGCGTTCGGGGTGACGTTGAGCATTGCCATGGTCTTCAGCAATTCAAGAACGTTTTCCCAGTTGAGTGTTGCCAAAGTACCGGCGACAAAGGTCGTTATCAGGCCCTCGGGTGCGGTGGTGCCATTGCCGTGGAGCATGGCCTTATCTACTGCCAGTCCAACAACCTGAACGAAGTCATCACGAACCAATTGCTCAACGGATGGGTTTGACTGTTGGAGCAACTGGCGCGAAAGTTCGGTGATTGCGCCAACGTGTCGAGGCTTTAAGGTCACGTTGTTAAACGTCATACCGCTATCGGTCAGCGCGGAGCCTTCAGCGATCCATTGCGCCGTTGAGCTTGTAGCTTGGCGCGGGACAACAACATCACCGCGCAGGTTGGGCAGGACGCGTGCGCCCAGGCTCTTGACGACCATCGCATTGCGCAATAGGCCGATGAACTGATCGGGTCGGAAGTCATCCGGCACAATCGCGGCGGCGGTGGTGGTTGTCTGTGCGGCGCGTTTTTCGAACAGGGACTGAGGAACCGCTACGCCTTGCGCTTTCTTGCCGGTGCGGCGCTCATGTTCAGCGGCATATTCGGCCAGTGCGCCATTAAGTTGGCGTTGTTCGACTTGAGCGTTGATTGCGTCGACCAGGCTGATGCGGCTTTCCAGATTAGCCAGCGGCTTGTCATTGGTACCACCCATTGAGCGGCGTTCGGCATCGTCGAGGAATCGGGCGCGGGCTTCCTGGCCTTCGAGGTCGGTTACTTGCGTCTTCAGTGTGTCGAACTTGGCCTGGCCTTCTGCGTTCAGTTTGTCAGCAGATAACAGGCTGCGCATTTCTGCAACTTTGAGCGCCTTCTGCTCGGCGATTTCGTGCAATTTCATTTTGTGTCCTTTGTCGGTTGGTACTGGATAAGCATCCAGTTATTCGCTTCTATATAACAGATAAATATGATTTATTCAAGCATCAGTAAATTCTATTTATTAGCCAAAAAAAAGCCCGGTGGTTAGCCGGGTGGCGTGAGTGGCGCGAGTGGCGCGAGTTTGTACATTGCTTCATAAATATCTGTCGTTTCTTGCCTCAAATGCCTGCTAGAGAGAGAAATTCACTACGAAACAATCCCGAAACACGCGCCACTCGCGCCACTATTTTGATTAATCGGTGCCTGAACTAAGCTTTAAGCCGTAGATCATGCGAACACCTCCCGTTCCTTTCCCCGATAAAAACCCTAGGCGCTCTAAGCGAGTAGTGAAGTTCTTCCGATTTAGCGTCCGA